GTGTTCGTGCTTGGCAGTGGCACTCTCGCAAGCGTCCGCAAGCTCAAGGACGGTAACGGTGCATATATGTGGCAACCCTCTCTGCAGGCTGGTCAGCCTGACCGTCTGCTCGGTTTCCCTGTATATGTTTCTCAGTATGCTCCTACCATCGCGGCAGGTGCCTACACAGTCGCTTTCGGCGATTTCCAGAACTACTGGATTGCGGACCGTACCGGCAGAACTGTTCGCCGTGCAGACGAGCTCCACATCGCCAACCTTCAGACCGGCTTCTACGCTTTCCAGCGTGTTGACGCTAAGACGGTACTGCCTGAAGGCATCAAGCTGCTCAAGCAACACGCCTAAGGAGGTAGCGATATGAGCAAATATAACGCGAAGAACTACACCGAACAGGGTGGTGAAAAAACCGTCATAGGCGGTATTCTTGAAATCAAGGAGGGAGCCTCGGTAACGGGGCTTCCTTCTGCAATTAACCAAGCAGCAAGCACGGCAACCACTGTAGCCGGAGTCAAGGACGATTTCAACGCTCTGCTGCTCAAGCTGAAAGATGCAGGGCTTATGACACCGGATGCATGGAATGTATCGGTTTCTAAAATCCCCACGCCCAGTGGCGAGGATATAATCGCCAACCAAAGTAAGGTTACGGCGATCACCATTGAGGACGGTGTTATTACCGTTGCTGCTTCTGTATCGGAGCTGATTGCTTTTCCAAGCTCTAATCCGGCGCAGGGTACGCATAAGTGGGTCGGAATGCTCATTACCACAGGACTTACAGATATTTCTGCGGTTAAGTACAACGGCTCTCAACTTACAGCCGCTGATGCTACTGAAGCTACTACTGTCGGTGGTTCAGCCGGAGATATCGTCATGTGGCTAAAATGCGATGAAATCATAAATACGCCGAAGGTCTTCACCCTGTGGGCTTCCGGCTATCCCGAAGCAACCTTCACTGTAGTAATTACTGAACCGGAAGAATAATGAAAGGACGGTGGCGGTATGACACTGCTTGAAAAAGTCAAAGCAAATCTCATCCTTGAACACACGGCGGACGATGAACTCCTGCAGATGTACATCACCGCCTCTGTGTCCTACGCTGAGAGCTATCAGCATCTCACAGAAAACTACTACACCGACCATCAGATGCCGCCTACCACAGAACAAGCCGTTATCATGCTGTCATCCCATTTCTATGAATCCAGGGATGGCAGCACCGGCGGCTTTTTTGCCGACAACGTGCAAGCGGGACAACAAGTGTGGGACACGGTCAATCTACTTTTACGGCTTGACCGGGATTGGAAGGTGTGAACATGAGCTTTGGTAAGATGAACACCCTCATCGACATTGTCGAGAAAGTGACCATAAAAGATACAGAAGGATTCCGAACCGAGGTTGACAATATTGTCGCCTCGGTTAGAGCGTACCGGGAAGGTCGGCACGGCAACGAGAAATGGGCAAACCGCGCTCAATTCTCCGAAGCCACCGACCTTTTCTGCTTTCGACGAATTCCTAATGTAGCCGTTACGACTGCAATGGTTGTGATGAACAAAGAAGGTCGTTTTGAAATCACCTCAGTTGAGGATATCAAAGGGCGAAGAATGTATATCGAGGTGCTCGCCAAGGAGGTGAAGCCGAGTGGCTAAAGCAGCATTTAAAATGCCGGAGGACTTCCTTCTGAAGCTTTCACGGCTTGGAGAAAAAACGGATGAAATCATCCCAAAGGTGCTGGAAGCGGGCGGCGAAGTTGTGGAAGCAAAAGTGAAATCCAACCTGCAAGCCGTTATCGGCAGCGGAACAAAGGAAGAAAGCCGTTCTACGGGCGAACTGCTCTCGGCGCTCGGCGTTTCCTCCGCAAGACAGGATAAGGACGGGAATTTCAACGTAAAAGTAGGATTTTCAGAACCTCGTTCCGACGGCAAAAGCAACGCCATGATTGCAGGCGTTTTGGAGTACGGCAAAAGCGGACAGTCTCCGAAGCCCTTCCTAAAACCCGCAAAATCGGCAATCAAAAGCGCCTGTGTTGATGCGATGATCGCAGCGTTTGAGAAGGAGGTTGAGACAATATGAGCCTGCTTCAAGAACTGAACACCCTCCTCTCACCGATTGCACCCGTTGAGACAGGCGTTTTTTCAGAATCCGCCCCGAACAGATACGTTGTGATTACACCGCTGGCGGATACCTTTGCTTTATATACCGATGACGGTCCCCGTCACGAAACACAAGAAGCGCGTCTGTCTCTTTTTGATAAGGGCAGCTACACAGCTACTAAAAACCAAATTGTACGCGCTCTGCTGAACGCGGAATTCACCATAACTGACCGCCGGTATGTGGGCCACGAGGACGATACCGGCTTCCACCACTACGCCATCGACGTGGCGAAAATTTATGAACTGGAGGATTAACAAATGGCCACAATTGGGCTGGATAAGCTTTATTACGCAAAAATCACGGAGGCTGTGGACGGAACAGAAACCTACAGCGCTCCAATCTCTCTTGCCAAAGCAATGAAAGCGGATCTGTCGGTCGAGCTTGCTGAGGCGACGCTTTATGCGGACGACGGTCCCGCCGAGGTCGTGAAGGAATTTAAAAGCGGCACTCTCTCGCTTGGTATCGACGATATCGGCGTGACAGCGGCCGAGGACCTGACAGGCGCAAAGCTTGACGATAACAACGTCGTAGTGTCCGGCAGCGAGGACGGCGGCACTCCTGTCGCGGTAGGCTTCCGGGCAAAAAAGGCAAACGGAAAATACCGGTATTTCTGGCTTTACCGAGTGAAATTCGGTATCCCGGCGACCAACCTCGCCACCAAGGGCGACAGCATCACCTTCTCAACCCCGACCATCGAGGGTACAGTGTTCCGTCGCAATAAGACTGACGGAAACGGTAAGCATCCGTGGAAGGCCGAGGTTAACGAGGATGATACGAACGTTCCGGCTTCCGTTATCACCGGCTGGTACACACAGGTTTACGAGCCAGTGTTCACACCCCCTGCCGGAGGTGAAGCATAATGACTGACGAAAGAAGCTCCAAAATTGCCATTGGCGGTGCAGAGTATGAGATGCTCCTCACCACAAAGGCGACAAAGGAAATCGCTGGGCGCTACGGCGGGCTTTCCAATCTTGGCGAAAAGCTGATGAAAAGCGAGAATTTCGAGATGGCTCTTGATGAAATCGTATGGCTTATTACACTCCTCGCCAATCAGTCTGTGCTGGTACACAATCTGAAAAATCCCGCCAAAAAGCGCGAGCTGCTCACAGAGGAAGCTGTCGAACTACTCACTTCGCCCTTTGAGCTTTCGGATTATAAAAATGCCATCATGGACGCGATGTATAAAGGAACGAAGCGAAACGTGGAAAGCGAGGATGAACCCTCAAAAAACGTGTCGGTCGGGTAAGCGATGAAGAATTGTTTGCCCGACTGATTTTTTATGGAACAACCCTGCTCGGTCGGGCGGAGTCCGAAGTGTGGCTGATGACGATCGGACATCTGCTCGACCAGTGGGAGGTGTACAAGCAGTTTAACGGTTTAGTTAAGCCAAAGCGTGAGTATTACATCGACGAAATCATACCAAACGGAATCTAAGGAGGTGGTGAGACATGGCTGACAATTTCGGCTTGAAGATTGGAGTCGAGGGTGAAAAAGAGTTTAAAAAGGCGCTCTCCGACATCAACCAGTCGTTTAAGGTACTCGGCTCGGAGATGAAGCTGGTCGAATCCGGATTTGGCAAAAACGAAAACAGCGTTCAGTCCCTCACCTCCAAAAATGAGGTTTTGACCAAACAAATCGACGCCCAGAAAGATAAAATCGAAACGCTCCGCAAGGCGCTGGAAAACGCCTCCGACTCCTTTGGCGAGAACGACCGCCGCACACAGCAGTGGGCGGTGCAGCTGAATAACGCGCAGGCGGAACTCAACGGCATGGAGCGCGAACTGAAGGACAACGAAAAGGCTCTGGACAATGTGGCCGACAATTTTGACGATGCCGAGAAGCAAGCTGACCAATTCGGAGACGAGCTTGAAAAAACGGGCAAGGAAGCCGATTCCTCCGGCAGCAAGTTTGAAAAGCTCGGTTCGGTTGTCAAAGGTATCGGTGCTGCAATGGGTGCGGCTTTTGTTGCTGTTGGTGCAGCTGCTATAAGCGCAGGCAAAGCTCTGGTCGATATGACCGTGGAAGCCGCCGCTTACGCGGATGAAATGCTGACCCAGTCCACCGTGACAGGTATGTCGGTTGAGAGTTTGCAGGCATACAGTTATGCCGCAGACCTCGTGGATGTTTCTCTGGATACGCTTACAGGCTCGATGGCCAAGAACGTTAAATCGATGTCGAGCGCGGCGGACGGCTCCGCAAAATATGCCGACGCGTACGCGCGGCTTGGCGTGTCGGTTACCGATGCAAACGGCAACCTTCGCGACAGCGAGGACGTTTACTGGGATGTCATTGATGCGCTCGGAGGTGTGTCCAACGAAACGGAGCGTGACGCGCTCGCCATGCAGCTCTTCGGCAAGAGTGCGCAGGACTTGAATCCCCTTATCGCCCAAGGAAGCGAGGGCATCGCCGCGCTGACCGATGAAGCGAAACGCATGGGCGCTGTTCTCAGTGAGGAGAGCATCGAAAAACTCGGTGCCTTTGATGATTCCGTTCAGCGGCTGAAGCAAGGCTCGGAAGCTGCCAAGCGCGTGATGGGTACTGTGCTTCTTCCGCAGCTTCAGACGCTTGCGGACGAGGGAACCACACTTCTCGGCGATTTCACCTCCGGCCTTGTGGACGCCGGGGATGACTTCGGCAAAATCAGCGAGGTCATCGGCAATACGGTCGGCGGGCTTGTTGACATGATAATGGAACATTTGCCGAAAATCATTCAGGTCGGCATGGACATCGTCATGGCTATCGTAAACGCAATCGTTGAAAATCTGCCGACCATCGTGGAGTGTGCCTCCTCTATCGTCATGACGCTCTTGGAAGGGTTGATAGAAGCTCTGCCTGCCATTACGGAAGGCGCTCTGCAGCTTGTCCTTACACTGGTTCAAGGCATCATCGACAATCTGCCTGCCATTATAGAAGCCGCGATTCAGATGATCGTGACGCTGGCATTGGGTATCGCAGAAGCTCTGCCTGAATTGATTCCTTCCATCGTTGAGGCGATCCTCCTGATTGTTCAGGTGCTGCTCGACAATATGGACAAAATCCTCGAGGCGGCCTTTGCCATTATAAAAGGGCTGGCGGAGGGACTCTTGAACGCACTGCCGGAGCTGATCGACGCGCTGCCCGAAATCATAACGACCATAATAGGTTTTATTACAGACAATCTGCCTGAGATTATTGAAATGGGTATCGAGCTCACCATTCAGCTTGCTGCCGGACTGATTCAAGCCATTCCGCAGCTCGTAGCCGCCCTTCCGCAGATTATTGCAGCAATTGTGCAGGGACTCGGACAGGCGGTCGGCGCGGTATTTGAAATCGGCAAGAACATCGTTTCAGGCCTGTGGCAAGGCATACAGTCACTGGCCTCGTGGCTCTGGGATAAAGTGTCTGGCTGGATTTCTTCCATATGGGACGGTATCTGCGACTTCTTTGGTATTGCTTCTCCCTCAAAGGAAATGGGCTGGCTTGGCAAGATGATGGTTGAAGGTCTCGCCGGATCTATCGACAGCAACGGCAAGGATGCCGTGTCTGCCGTAGCCGATATGGCAAAGGACATCGACGGTGCGATGAAGGGGATCGCAGACAATATGCAGACCGCGCTGCCGACGGATTTCAAGATGGACATTGACTCGGATATAAATCGGGTGGTGAACGACACCGCTCTTGATGTGAAGAAAACCGTGGAGCACACCGGCATTATCCGGGTTGAGGGCGTCAATTCCGCCGGTGAAATGACCTCTGTCGTGGACATCATCATTGACAGGCTCAGACAGGAGGTGCGCGTATGAGTTATCTAAAAAATACAGAGACAAGTGAAATCATCACGCGCTTTGTCAGCTTCCGAAAAACGCAGGAGATCATCCGAACGGTGCAGACTGCCCTTAACGGTACAGAGTATCTGACCCGTTTCGGCTCGCCGACCGTACATTATGAGCTGACTCTCTATGTTAATGAAGCCGGGAAAGTCGCATTGATGACAGCAGAGGATAGCGTTCCGCTCCTTGAGTGTTCTGTAAAACAGGGCGTTTTTACCGGAAGAATTATTGAACTTGGTAACTTTGATTATCAGGCGGCTGGCTGGTATAAGGTCACAGCCACCCTTGCGGCGGTAAGCGAGGTGAGTGACCCATGAGAAGCATACCAACGGCGCTGAAAGAAAAACTTGCTAACCGCTTCAAAGTGGAAAACATTGACAGCATGGCAAATCTCCGTGTGGTAGCCACACAGACCTCAGTCAACTCGCTACTCTCCGAGCCGATTCACGAAGATATCGCTCCCGAGTTCGGCGATGTAGCCGTGCGCCAGACGGTCGGAGAATCCGATTTATCTCTTGCATATGCCATCTGTTTGGATGACGGTATCGCCCAGGTGTATAAACGGAAGTTTCCGGCTGGCTTGGAGTATCCGTGGGAGTACCTATGGACACTTGGCACGGCGACTGATGTGGCGATTGAATTTAACGGCGTGTGGAAAATGAATGCCGAAAAGGAATGGTATTACCTTCAAACCGAGGAATACCCGTATATTTTTTATGTCCGTGACGAAAACCTCTATGTTCAGGTCTGGCGGGATAGCGATAATGCTGTACTTCTTGCCACCGATGTTTCACAGATATCTGCCTGCAAGGGCTGGCAGTCCAGCGTCGAACAAGACCTTGACCAGGGCTTAATCATCGGCTACCTCAAGAGCGATTCTGTGTATTACCGGGCGCTCTGCTGTCAGGAGAACGGCTCTTATGTCTGGGAAGCAGAGCATGAAGTATCCACCCTTGGTATGGGAAACACGACACTGTCAGTTATCCGAACAAACGATTTCCGTATTGGATTCCTGACGCAGAATAATGGTCGAATGCTTCTGGCGCTGACACACCGAAACTATGCCGGGATGAGCGTCCGGCCGGAAACAGTCCATATCAACGCTTCAAATGTGAAGATGTGGATTTCCGATATAACCGAACTGGACACGCTGAACAAGGAGTACGCATCCGGAAATAACGCTTATCCTTATATTCTGCTGGACGAATCGGACACGGAAGAAATCTCCGTGGCCTCGGTGGAAAAGCTGAACCGCGATACAGGCTTTGTGTGTTATGGCTTTAAAATCCATCTTACAAAGCCTTTGAACGGAAGTATCGATGCGGGATTCCCGGTGAAATGCACACTCTCCGTTTCCGGGGTGACCGTTGCCTCTGCTTCCTATGACAGCGAGGA